CCACCCGTCGACGACTTTCGGATCGCCGCGCTCGAAGCCTTTCTCAAGTCCGCGATGCAGTTCCAGCTCGTCGAGCTTCGTCTGAATCTCTTCAGCGCCGCCGAAGAGTTCGAGACTTTCCATCGCTTCGGCGACAGCTTGCACGCCGCCGAACTTATCGATCTGGCCGCCCCTGTAGAGTGCTCGTGTTACCGCTTTTTCAAGGGTAGGGAACTTCTTCGCGAATTCCGGATTCGTTGTCGCGATCTCGCGGATCGCTTTGCGGATCGCAAGCGGTTCGAGTTTGACGATCTGGCGCCCGCCGCCGGCTTCACCGCCTAGAGTTTCTTCGTCTCGATCGCCGCCTTCGCCGCCGCCTTCTCCACCTTCACCGCCGCCGCCTTGTTCTTCTTCGCCTTCGATCAGCTCTGCTTCGGCGCCTTCGGCAAGCTCGACTTCTTCGTCTTCACCGCCGAGCAATCCAAGTTCTTCGCCTTCACCTGGCATATTATTTTCTCCCTGATTTTTAGCTCGCTACCTGTGCGGGCTCACCTGAACCGTTTTTGCCGGCTGCAGCTTTCGCAGCTTCGGCGATCTTGTCTTGTGCATCTTCCGCCGCCATCTTCGCGGGGTCAAGCTTGATCCCGCCCTTTGCGGCGAGTTGCACCTGTCCGTCGATCGGGAGATCTTTGAAGTTGATCGACTCGTTCGGCGGTTTCGATTCCGGCGGTTGTGCTTTGGCCGCAGCTTTCTTCGCCGCTTGTGCTTCGTGCTCGTCGTAGTGCGCCATCACGTTCGCGAAGCCTTCAGGATTCTCCGTACGTGCGCGGATCCCTTCCGGCAAGCTCGCCCATGTCTCGATGTATTCCATCTCGGCCGGATCCTGATCGAGACGGAAGACTTTGACCGTCGAGACGACTTGCGGAAGCTGCGCGATCGCTTGCTGCATGTGCTCAAGAGCTGCTTGCTTTTGTTCCGGCGTAAACGTCGCGGGGATCTTTGGCGCCGACTTCTTCGCTTCATCGATCGCGGGATTCGGAACCGGGCCAGTTTCTAGAAGCTGCATGATCTCACCGGCCTGTTTCACCGCGGCATCGGCGCCAGGCACGATCAGCTCGGGCAAGCCGATCTTGTCTTTCGCAACCATCAAGTTCCGGACCTTCGAGAAGATCGCGGCGAAGACAGGATTCTTTTCTGCTTGCTGCGCGGCTTGAGTCCACACCGCGCGCTGTGCAACCCACGATTCAGGGAAAGCTTCGTCGCTGTCGGGGAAGCAACGGATGTTCCCCTTCAGATCGTTCGGATTGATCGAAAGGTGATCTTTCATCCCGCCGGCGCCGGGCACATCTCCGGACATCGGGGAATTCCTGAACTCCGCGGCACATTGCACTGCCTGGCGCACGATCGAAGCGTAGCCGGCGCGGATGTTCCGCCAGGTAAGCCCGACGCGCCCGAGAGCTTGATCGCGCTGCGATGCGATGCCGCTCGCGGTGTCATTCGATCCGGTATTCCCGCCGAAGAGTGCGGGGAACGCGCCGACAAGGAACTGCGCGAACTCACCGAAAAGTTTTTCGAGATACACGAGCAAGCCTTCGGCGATCTGCACTTGTTGCTCGGTGTAGAAGTTCTCCGAAAGTTCTTTGTCGGGCTTGCGCTTCAGTTTGCGGTATTGTCCCGGCGCGCGCGCCATTTCATTGAGCGCCTGCTGATCCATCCCTTCGACGTCAACCCAAGTGATCGGGATCAGGTGCATGAAGCTCTCGTGCACGAGATCCATACAATCGTTTAGCTTTTCCTGCAGCGGGATCAACGGAGTCCCGTTGCCTGGCCGGTGCATTCCGTCGCCGGGCCGCGCATGGATCAGAGTCCAGTGATCGTTAAGCCCTTCGTTTCGCGCTTCGCAGAATGTCGTTCCGACTTGCGCGATCATCGCGCCCTTCGGGAAGTTCTGGTAAAGCCACTGACGAAGATTCTCGTCTTCTTCGGCTTTGAAGAACGACGGCCGCACCCATGCCAGCGTTTCGGTGCAGTTGTACGTCATCGCGTCGTTGGTCATGTTCGACGGACGCGTTCCCATCATCACCGAAGTTCGCGCCAAGCGTTCGTATTCGCTTTCGGCCGTCGGCGATTTCATCGCTTCGATGTGCGCGGCTTTCTTCGGATACTTCGACTTCATGCGCGTGATGTCGAACTCGCGCGAGAGCAGAAGATAATCGCAGCCGTGAATGTCGTTCGCCTGCATCGGCAGCTTCGTCTCGATCGCGCCGAACGCTTCGATCACTTCCTGGCCGCGCGGCTTGCCTTTGCCAGCGCCGATCTGTTCGAATTCTTCTTCGCCTTCGAGCGCCGGCAAATAAGAAAGCTCGTCGTCGAGACCGTTTTCGTCACCTTCCTCCGCGTAGCCGAATCGCTGGCCATCGATAACATACCGCGTGTAGATGCACGAGCGGCCGTCCGTCCACAGAAAGCGGTTGATATCTTCCTGAATGACGATCATGTCGTTCGCGCGTTCGATCAGCCGGCGCGCGCCTTCGGAGTTCTCGGCGGCCGAGATGTCCGACGGATTCGTCGGATTGTCGGCTTCAAAGCGAACGGAAGGAAGCCCGGCCGAGAGAGCTGCATTGATCGTGTCGGCGAACGCGAGATACACGTTCGTTTCATCGTTGTGATCGTCGTACGATTGCCCGCCCATGAGAACCATGTGCGGAAGAACCCAAGCGCCGTTTCGTTGCGGCAAAAGGTACTGATTGCCGCGGTAGAAATAGCGCGCCTTCCAAGCGTCGCGGACTTCGAGCCGGCGCGACGTCAGATCGCGCTGCGAAGCTTTGTTCGCGAGCCCTTTCAAGCAATTTTGTTTTTCTTCGACGGTGCCGAACTCGTCGTCTTCGAGATCGACGCGATCGTTCGTCGCATCGATCGGGCAGATCTCACCTGGTAAGAGTTCGGCTTCTTCATCGAACGACGAACTCTCGTCTTCTTGCTGCTCTTCTTCGAGCGTCTCGACTTCGTCAGCCATTGCGCGCCTTCGCGTAAGCGAGTGCCATCCCCGCTTGCCGCTTCGTCTTCGTCGATGCGCCTTCGGGGATGTGATGCGCGTACGCCGTCGCGGAACTGTAGCCGGCGGCGTGCGCCTTCTTCGTGAGCGCGCCTTTCGTGCCGGCTTTCTTTTCGCGACGGGATTCGGCTGCCATCCAGTGTTTAGCTGCCATGAGTTTCCCGGTGATACGAGTGCGCGAGTCCGCGCTTCTCGGGGATGTCGTGCCCTTCTTTGCGAAGGTACGAGAGATAGATCGCTTTCGCTTGCTTCTTCTTCTTCACGATCGGCCCGCCCGGGCCCGAGTGAAGAGTGCCGGCGTGAAAATCCGCCATGATTTCGTTGGCCGGCATTCACGCGCTCGCGGAGTTGAAGTCGCTGACCGCGTGCGCCAGTGCCAGTGCAAAGCCGTTGAGCTGCGCCACGGTCAGATTCGCAGGCAGGGTGATGATCGGAACCGCGAGCCAGCCGTTCACGATGATCGAGAGATCGTTTGTGACGCCGGCCCAGTTGACGATTGCCGTCGACGGATCCGTGTTGTTCATCACCACGGTTGCGACGAATCTGGTCAGGCCGGTTAGCTGCAATCCGTTGTAGCGGTTCTGCGCGTCGCCGAGAGCCAGCGCCAGCGCGTAATAGTCGGATGTCGTAACAGGTGCCGCCGGCGCGGGAATAATATTCCACTGCACCATCGCGTCCACCATCGCTTTGATCGCGACTTGCTGCGCGATTGGGCGCGACGTCCCCAGTCCGGATGCCAGATCGGTCGTCATCACCAGGAGTGGCGTCAAGACCGTCGTGTCCGTTTGTGGCAGCGCGGTCGCTAATGCCTGGATGCCGGTCGCCCACCGTGTATCGAAGTCTGCGGAGCTGTTTTTCACCAAGATCGAGCCGCTCGTGCCGCCGGCAGCTACTCCTGGTCCGATCGCGCCGGCGGGACCTGGAACTCCCGTTGCGCCGTCCACGCCATTCGTTCCATTTGTACCGTTCGCGCCCGTAGCGCCACGTACTCCTTGAGGACCTGCAGGACCTTGCGAACCAGGTGGTCCCACGGTCGTCGGGCAACTGAACGTTTGCGGCCCGATCTTCGTGCAGGTTACCGTCACCGTTTGCGCGCTCGCGCAGGGCACGACCAAGAGAGATAGCAGCAAGCCAACGTATTTCATGGTTTCCCCTTTTTAGGCACACCGACGCGCGGATCGCCGGCATGTTCAATCAGCTCGATCACTTCGTCGCGCTTGATCCAGAGCGCGCCTTTGATCTCGCGGCCGTTCTCGTCGTGCAGTTCGCGAGCTTCGAGATCTCCGACACGTTTCAAAAGTTCTTCGATCAGTCCTTTGTCCATTCCGGCACCGCCAGGTTTTTGATCCGTGCGATCACGCCGCCGTTTTGATCGCGCAGCTCGATCGTATCGAGCGGTAGTTTGTCGTCGATCACGATTGGCCGGCCGCAAAATTTTGCCGGCGGGAGATGCGCGAGATCCGGCAGTTTATCGACTTTCGCGGTGATGACTTTGTCGACGATGATCCCGAGACTCTCGATCGAGATCTTCTGCTCGATCCGCATCGCGAAAGCGACGTCTTCGACGTGCCTGCGCATCGCGTCACCGATGGCGAGCCGGCCCATCATCGGCGTGATCATCGATCCGTTTGCGTCGTAATCGATCAAGTTCTTCCGCCGAGCGCGATCGATGCGTTCGCCGTCATAACGCATTCGCGAAGCAAGCGGATCGCGGCCGTCTGATCCGCACTGCCTGGCGTACTGTCGAGAATCACTTTCGCGAAAACTTTCGCAGCCGCGCGGATTGCTTCGTACTTCGGAAGCTGTTCCGGTGTCGGGCTGTGATATTTGAAAAGATGATCGAGATCGAACTGCGGTTTCAGTTTTCCTGCCAATCCGCCTGCTTGTGTCGCCATCGCCTGATCTCCCTGATGTGATTTAACTGCTACCTGAACTCGAATGCCGCGGTGCAGCATCCTTGCGGCTCGACCATGCCTTCGACGCGTGCACACGGAGAATAATCGGCCCGCGGATCCGCCATGTGCCGGCAATCGACGCAGTGCGAATCGCCGGGTCCGTAGCCGGCTTCTTCTTTCGAGATCTGCGTGATGATGAAGCTCGGCCGAACTTCGAACGGCTTGCCATGGACGTAGAGCCCGCAAACCTTCGTCCGCTCGATGTCGCCGCGGACTTCCACGCACGCGCCGGTGAGCACGAACTTCCAGCACGCGCCGCAACGCGCGCCGCCTGGCCGATCGATTGATGTCGGCTTGAAGTACAGAGCGGCCGCTTTGGAAAGCTTTTCCACTAACCTAAGCCATGCTCGGGCATGAAGCCTTCGCCGGCAGTTGCCTTGTGTGACTTGCGCTCGATCGCGCTGCGATGCCCGGCTTCGTGCATGGTGTCTTCTTCCACCATGCCGCTGTGCGCTTCCTGCAGCTCGCCGGAATCGGAGACGCCGCCGGCATGAGCTGCGTGCGCGTGCGCCATCGCTGCATGATCTTCGCCGTCGTGATGCGCGACGTGCTTGTGCCCGTCTTCGTGATGCGAAGTGACGGTGCTGTGCTGGCCTTCGTGATCATGCTCGATGTGGATCGTATGAGCCTGGCCGTGCTCGGCGACGACTTGCTTGATCTCGTCGTGCCCGCGTTCTTCGTGCTCCCCGCCGGACTCACCGCCGGTTTCTTTCGGCCGCGCCGGTTTGTGCCCTTTCGATTCGTTGTATCGATCGATCATCTGCACGTTGCCGTGAAGCTTTCCGTCTTTTGAACTTGCGCTCTTCATGCTGGCCTTCCTTTCGGTTCGACGACTAGATTGCCTTCAGTGACCGCTTTTTCCTGCTCTTCGGGACTCATGCTCTCCCACTTTGCGCGGACTTCCGAGAACGGAACTTTCGCCGGCGCCGGCGGGACTTCGGCTCGAACTTTTGTGATCGGCGGCCGAGCAGCTCGATCCGTTCTCTCGGCGTATTCGCGGCCGGCGTCGCTCTTCGCTGACATCACGACGAGTTCAAGCCGCTCGACTTTGCCTTCGATGAAGTCGACGCGCTTCCGCTCGCGTTCGAGATCTTTGTGCGCGCGCGCCGCCGTTGTTTCTAGAAGCCTGATGTACTTGTCGAGATAGAGATCGCGCTTCATTGAGTGCCGAGAGAGATGTGCAATTCGCGCAAAAACCTGAGATCGCGATCCGTAAGATTCAGATAGAACAGCCGAAGCTGCAGATCCGTGCCGGCGCCGATGTGGAACACGCGATTCACCGGATCGAAATAAAACTTGTCCCGCTCGACTTCGCCGTCAATGACATACGCGACGCCTGTCCACGCCTTGAAGTCGAAACGATTCGGCTTTTCATTCTTTGCCATCGCCGAGCAGCTTTGGTTCGTCGCTGACTACTCTGAACTCGACATCGATCGCATCTGGATCTTTCTTCTTCCGGAGACTATCGATGAAGGTCTTGTCGTTCGCGAGCATCTGCAGCATCTCTTCGACCATTCCCTGCCGGCGGCCGCCGCGGAAATATCGATAAGCGTCACTCGATGCCATCTTCGCCCCACATCATCGGCGTTTCCAGCTCGGGCCGCGCGCCGGAATCGGGATCACGATGTCGTCGATCGCCGGCTTTGACGTCAGCCGCAAGTATTCCATGTACTTTTGCGTCGGATCTTTGATCGCCTTGATCCGTTCCTGGTTCGCCACATCGCGCGGGATCGGCGCGGTGCTCGCGTAGCTCATCAGGCCATACCGGAAGCTCTCGCATACGTCTAGGAAAAGCTCGTCGCCTTCTTTTTCGGCGTCTTCGAGATCCTTTTCTGAACGCATCAGCTTCGGGATCGAGTCCACGACGTCGCGGCATGAGGCTAACACTGCAACGCCTTCAGTGTCGAGCAGCGTGTACGTAAGTCGCCATCCGTCGACGCGTCGATTGTTTGCGCGCTCGGGCCGCGGCATGTCGTACTTCACGAAGACGTCGCCCATCTTGTCGGCGATCGAGTGCAGCGCGTCGGATCCGGATCCGGAAGCTTTGAAGCGATCCGGCGACAAGTAGATATTCGAGATCTTGTCGAAGATTTCGCCGGTGTGATTCGCTTTGACGATCTCTTCGCTGAGAAGCTCTTCGTTCAACCGGCGCGCGATCATCTGCCGATAGCAGAGAATGATCGTACGCTTGCGATCCTGGCCTTTCTCATCGGGCCGCCAGTCGGGGATGCGCACGATCGTCCACCACAGCACGACGCAAGCGTGCTCGAATCCCCAATCGATCGAGATCCACCGCGGCTGCCAGTCGAGATACTCGACGTCCGACAAGCCGTATTCGGACTTCTTCCCGCCGATCGTGTGAAGAGACTCGTCCCAATTTTGGAAGAACGTGCCGGCCAGAATATCCCACGAGCCCGGGATCCACGCCTGGCGAAGAACGGGATCCGCGATCGAGTGCAGCTTCGCGATGTAGTCTTTGTCGTTTCGATAGATCGGATTGTCGACGTACGTGCCGTGAATCGCTTCGTAGTCTTTCGGATCGTAATCCGGAAGATCGAAGCCGGCCGGCGGCCGCTTCGTGATCCACAGAGCTTTCACCCATCCCGAGCCTTTGCCGTTCGGATTCGTTCCGCCGGCCATGCGCGGCTTAGTTTTGTACTCGACACCGTCAAGCGTGAACGTTTTGATCGGACAGCGATTGCTGCCCTTCATAAAGTCCCACTGCTTGTACGTGAACTGCGTCAGCTCTTCCCATCCGATGAAGAGATACTCGGCGCCCTGGTACTGCAGAAGATCTTTCTCGACGCGGATGTGCCCGAAGAACAGTTTCGAGCCGTTGTGGAACGTGACAATGTGTTTCGATTGATTGAAGCTTCGATAGAGTCGTTTCGGAACGTACTTCGCGAAGTGATCTTCGATCCCGCCTTTCTCGACAGCCGTGAGAGTTCTGCGCAGCAACAAACAGTTACAGCCGGCGACGAGCAGGCATTCCGAGATCGCTTCCCACAGAAGCGCGAGTGTCTTCCCCCATCCGCGGCCGCCTTCCATCAGCGGATACGTCGCTTCGGATTCGTGGAAGCGCCTCTGCGGGCCCGAGTTCGGCGTGTAGTAATCGCCGATGCAGATGTCGCCTGGCGTGTTAGGCACGTTCGCGCTTCCGCGGGATCGCGCTGATGTCGATGTGCACCGGCGGCGCGTCTTCGGCGCCCTGGATCGGCATCACCGGCTTGCCGAAGCGGTAGCCGTTGTAAAGCTCGAACGCTTTCCACTCGATCGCGGGATCTTTGTGATTGAGAAACTTCAGCCAACGCGTTTTTGTTTCCGCGTCGTCGAACAGTTCAGCGAGCAGATCCTTGATGCCTTCTGTCGCTTTGTTGGGAGTGCCTTTTTTGCGGCCGCCTGTTTTTCGGCGTTTCGCCATACCTGATGTACTTTTCTCTAAAGTAGAGAAAAGCCCCGATCCACCTGATTCACCTGATGTCCGAGATTCTAGCTTAGATCAGGAATTTTGCAACGATCGTTCCCGTCGTAGTTACCGCCGTGACATTCAAGCGGATGAAGCGGCCGGTGATGAGCGCCTGCAGAGTTCCCGAAAGCGTCGTCTGCGAAACGCCGACGATCGCATATTCGGCGTCGACATCGTTGATCGCTTGTTCGAGTTGCAGCGCGATCACTGTGACCGTCACTGTGCGCCAGGCCATCAGCACTTGTCGGCCCTGGCCGGTAATGTCCGCGGGTTCGGGCACTGCGAACTGTTGGAATTTTGCCGGCGTTGCGTTGACGATCGCTTCGAGAGTTTCCGTCGGCGGTACGATCGCGGTGCCGGAATCGTTCGTCGCCCCGACAGTTTGCGCGAGCGCGAATTGAATCGTGCCGACGCCGTTCGCGTTGAGCGCGACAGCGGTGATCGCGACGTTCGTGACGTTGAACACGCCGGCCGCGA